TATTTAATGGCTAATAATTATCAATTCACGTGTAATATTATGAACATATGCGCATCGGAAAAGGTTAATTTAACGTATGCTTCTTCTGCAGCAGTTTATGGGAATGGTAAATATGACACCAGCGATGAAATCGCCAGCAGTTTTGCTGATAAGTTTGATAATTACCAACCTAATAATATGTATGCATTATCCAAACTCCAAGCAGATAAGTATGCAAGAGGGTTGCAAGTTGGTGGCAGCCATGCAAAGATTATGGGTGTTAGATATTTTAATGTTCATTCTGATGGTGAGTTTGAACAACATAAAGAAGGTATGAAATCACCAACAGCTTGGATGAAAGAACAACTTGAGACTGACGGAGAAATTACGTTATTTGAGGGTTCCGAAAATTTCAAACGTGACTTTATTCACATTGATGAAGCAGTTAATAAAACCATAAATATTATGGAGATATGTAAATCTGGAATCTACAATATTGGAACTGGTAAAGCAAGGTCGTTTGTTGATATGGCGAAAGAAGTTGGAGGGGAAGACGTGAAAATAAAATACGTTCCTATGCCTGAAGAACTTTCAAAACATTATCAAAAGTTCACACAGGCAAATAATTGGTTCTACGGTTCTGTTAATTAAAAAGGAACTTGACTGTCTCCAGGTTTGATTCGGTAGTTGTCCGATCTTTCATCCATTGATGAAGATTCCGTAACTATCGTATTATCCTCAAGACAAGTTATTTGATGTGGTGTCATAGGGTTTATTGTTATGACATCACCAGTATTCAACGTTTTGAATTCCGTACTGGCATCTGACATATCCATAAATTCAACCTTTACAGAACCTGAAGTGATAATCCAGGTTTCTGTTTTATTTTTATGAAAGTGCATTGAAGATTGATACCCTTTCTTTACAAAGTGTAATTCTTTCAAACAATACTGCTCATTACTTTCGTGGATTAGTTCATGTCCCCAACCCTTGTCTACATATTTACTTTTCATTCTGCTATCTCATCTATTATCATATTAAATGTTTCCTCACCGAGTAAATTATAAAGTCCGACTACTAATAAAATAAACCATAATAACCAAAATACATAGTAACCCAGTTTTTTCCAACCCAAACCACAAACTTTATATACCGTTTCCATAGGCAAATACTTTTCAAATAGCGTTGTTATATCCCATACATATCTAAATAATAAGACATAACAAAACCATCTAACGTATTTATTTGGTACTGTTTTTTCATTTATGGTTTCGTCATATTTTTTCATATTTGTGCGTCTCCAAAATTCATATTAAAAATTACTCTTCTAGGTGAAACTACTGGCGATTCACTTGAGTGCCAGTGATTCCCTTGAAATAATAATAATCTATTTGCTTTTGGTTGAACTCGTTCTGCTAAAGTTAATGAATCTAAACTTGGTCGTTCCATACTGTCTAGAGGTTTTTCTTCCTTATATAGACACGTGTCCCCATCGCTATCATTCAAATAATATATAACAGAATTATGTTTAATTCCAGGCATATCTACATGATGGGCAAACTCTCTTTTGTTTCCAGTTTGTAAAGTCATAAATGATACTAACCTGTAGCAATAATTATTCCCTAACATATATTTTATTCTTTCTATCATAGGGAGCAATATAGGATAATATTCCGAATCTTGAGCATTATCATACCATACAGAATGACTAAATCCTTGACTTTTGACACCATCGTCGTGACCAGACATATCATCTTGATAATGCCATTTTACACCTGCATCAGTTCCAAGAAAAACAGATGTTATTAAATTATAATACCCTGGATCTAAGAAGTTATCAATTATTTCATATTTTTTCATTGGATTTTGCTTTGTTAATTGTTTTGGTCGTGCTCTTGCCGTTCACAAGTCCAATTATTCTCACTTCTGCTAGGTCGGCACCTACTACATTATCTTTCGTATAATCACCACCCTTAACAATTATATCAGGTTTCAAATCCTTAATTAAATCATATGGTGTATCATCTCCAAAAATAATTACTCGGTCAACTCCTGCGATCGATTCTAGTATTTCCTTTCGTTCATACATATCATTAATGGGTTCACGTTTAATCCTTCTCATAGAATCGTCACTGTTGATTGCGACAATCAATTTATCACCCATTGCTTTGGCAGATTGAAGAAGGTTAATATGTCCAGAGTGGAGAATATCAAAACATCCGTTTGTAAATACAACTGTTTGTAATACAGAAGATTTATCTGGAACTGCAGTACCAATATGTCCAACTACATTACCTGCAGCTTTGTTTGCCTTTTCCATTGCACTGACAACACCTTCATGTAAGAAAGAAGCAAATGTGCCAATTACTGTATCACCTGCTCCAGTAACATCAAACACTTCCTTTGCTTCTGAAGGCATTAATATTGACTTGTCCTCGGAAACCCATCGCATACCTTTCGACCCAAGTGTTACTAAAATGCCTTCTAAATCAAGTTCATTGACAACTGCTCTTGCTCTTTCTGTATTGAACTCACCATATGCTTCTTCAAATTCTTTTAGGTTTGGAGTTAAACAATAAGCACCTTTATACTTTGACCAATCAGTTCCTTTCGGATCTATAATAACAGGACAGTTTTGACTTACAATATACTCAAGATATTCAGGACAAATAGTGCCCTTATTATAATCAGAAACTATAATTATATCTGGTGTAAATGGTAGTTTATTGCTGTATGGATATGTAATATTTCCGTGGTCAACTCTAACTAATTGATGGTCGTCAGACATAATTCTAATCTTTACGATGGTCTTATTTTCGTAAGAATAACTGAATAAATATTTGATGTCGTTTTCAGTCAACTTGTGGGTGATAATCATAGACTGTTTATCATACCCTAACGACCCGAGTAACGTCGTTTTAGAACCGAAAACGTTACAGGTAAGTGCTACGTTTGCTGCACCACCTAAGACGTGCGAAACCTTTATATCATCAACTATTGGCACTGGAACTTCTGGGGAAATACGTGTGCTATTTCCGTTCCAATACTCATCAAGCATCACATCGCCAATTACTATAATATTTTTTTCACTCACTTTCGAACCTCATTTTATATAAATACTAATATGCATATAATATACAACTTACACTTATATGTATATAGAATTATTATAAAGGAATTCTCTGCTAATGGATGAAAAAGAATTTAGAGAGTCGATTAGTGAGATAAAAGAACGCACTACAAGACTCGAAGAACAGATGAAGACTGTTTATAACCAAGCCAACAGGATAGAAAATAAGTTGGATGAGTTAGTTGAACACGTTAGTCATCGGGATATTGACGTTGCCACTAATCAGTTACAGATTGGCCAAGGCGAGCGTCTTTTTTGGGTAGGACTGTCTGCAGTTATTGGGTTGGTTATTTATTGGATTAAAGGGTAATTCATTATGGGAATAGAAATTTGGTTTGATATTCAGAATGCTCTTGCAGTACTTGGTGCCACTGCTGGATTCGGTGGTTTTTTATTTACCTTAAGAAATAGACATTACTATTTGTGGCCATCTCGCACTTCTTTACTCGTAGGTGGACTCGCATCTTTTTTACCTGTTTACTTTAATTCACCAGAAGGCGAGGCGTTGGCAGTTGAGGCTGGATTGTCAATTGCAGTAATTTCAATTCAATCAGTCTTTAGTATATCCGTGATTCTGTTCTCGATTATTGTGATACAATACAGACATTCGCAATATGGCACGGACGGTTCAAAGTGTGGAGGGAAACATTTGGGGAGTTCTTAAAGAAATAGAATACCTAAATAGTTAATATATGGAAAAATATTATGGCAAAATTACAATCAGCAGAACAATTAAAAGAATATTGCTTTCGTAGATTGGGTTCACCACAGGTGCAAATCCAGGTCGACGCGATCCAAGCATTCGATAGAATAGACGACGCAATTCAATTATTCGTTCAACGTCATTTCGATGGTGTTGAAGAGAGATTCATAGCAATACCATTTACTGCAGCAGACGAAACAAACAACTACTTAACTCTCAGTGACGATGTTGTTGCTGTGACTCGCATCTATGAACCTGGAACATATTCGTCAGAAGCGATGAATGATGTTAGATATAGAATAGCAATGGACCAAATGTTTGATATGACGAAAGTCAACATGCAATACTTTGAAATGACAATGCAGCATTTGGAATTAATAAGTGATTATTTTAGTCCAGATAGAACGTTTACGTTTAACAAAGCAACCAATCGTTTATATTCACACTCTGGAAAGATTTTAGGTCCATCTTGTAAAATTAAAGGTGTATGTTCTGATACGGCATTTGAAACCGAAACTACTTGTACGGATGCTACAGAAACATGGACGGCATATGATACGGAATCTGCTTGCATTGCAGCTTCTAGCACTTGGTATGAGGGAAGTAAAATATTAATTAGGGCATTTGTGAAAGTGGTTCCAGACGAAGCAGAGTCGTATGCTCTCGATGTATTTGACGACGAATGGATAAAGAAGTATACGACCGCATTGATTAAGAAACAATGGGGTTCAAATATGAAACAGTATGATGGTATGCCACTTCCAGGCGGAATTACAGTAAACGGTCAGCAATTATGGGATGAAGCAAATACTGAAATTGAGCGACTAGAAGAACAATTCTCTCTCGAATACGAAACTCCAATAAACTTTTTGGTAGGATAATATCATGGGTATGTTTGATGATATGTCCAAATCAAATATGATTAAGGAGATGGTCGAAGAGGTCGTCGCTGTAATTGGTTTTCCAGCGAAATACCTCCCACGCAAATATAAAACCTTAGACCCAATCTTTGGTGAAGACCCAACGTCTAATTTTGACACCCTTTGGAACATCACCATACTGATAGACGAATATACAGATTATGGTGACCAAGGAGACTTCTACTCGAAGTTTGGTATTCAAGTTACTGACGAAATGAAATGTTCGTTCACCAAGAAAGAATTTGCAGAACAGACTGTTCAAACTGATGATGATAGACCCCTTGCTGGAGATTTGTTATATTTTAACGACCTTGAAGCATTGTTTGAAGTGTCTTTTGTTAATAACGATAGTTCATTCTATCCGATGCCTGATGGTCCACAACACGTTTGGCAAATTAAACTTAAACCATGGGAATATGGTCATGAGGCAATAAGTGTTGTTGATGGTGAGATAGATGCTCTTGAGGCAGATATCCAATCTAACTTACAAAATGAATTGATTGCTCCAGATTGGGCAATTCAGGATGATGATGTTCTCAACTTTGATGAGACTAATCCGTTTGGAACAATAGGAACTAATTAATATGTTTGGCACTACCTTTTATCACGCTTCAGCAAGAAAACTTATTATTGCATTCGCATCGGTGTTTAGTAACATTCATTGCCAGAGAGATAATACGGGAATTACAACTGTTACTGCTGGTAATTTTATTGCTGGTGATGAATATACGATAATAACAGTTGGTACAACAGACTATACATTAATAGGAGCAACATCAATTACGAGTGGTGCGTTTGTAGTAGGAACGAAATATGTAATCGTAACAGCAGGAACTACAGACTACACACTGATTGGTGCTGCAGATAGTGTTGCTGGTACAATATTTACAGCAACTGGTGTAGGTGCTGGAAATGGTACTGCTCTTACAGCAGTATTTACTTCTACAGGCGGAGGTTCTGGAACAGGAACTGTCTCTTATGCGACTGGATCCATAACGGATATTCTTGTACCAATCGCATACGAATCCCAAAAGAAATATCTTGCACGATTAGTTAAAGACACTGTGATGAACAGACAAGTTCCTCGGATGGGTTTCGTCATGAGTGGTATGGAAATTGATACTTCCCGTATGGGCAACCAAATGAACGAATTAAGATTTTCACATTCAGACCCAAATCAGGGCAGTGCCATGTATACACCAATACCATATAATTTTAATTTCACACTTGATGTTTATGTCGATTATATGGAAGACGGTCTTCAAATAGTAGAACAAATACTGCCATATTTTTCTCCAGATTTCAATGTAGTAGTTGAGGAAATTCCGTCCCTAAATATAAAAAGAGATGTGCCTATAACACTTGGTGGTATTACCTTGTCTGATGAATTTGAAGGTGAGTTTGGTGACCACAGAATAGTAAATTGGACACTTGATTTTACTATGAAAGGTTGGATTTATCCGCCTCTACGTTCTGGTAAGGTTATTAAAGACGTATTGGCCAAATACAAACTTTCAAACGAATTTGGTAATTTTGATTTTGAGAATAGTCCAGTGATGGAACAAGTACGAGAAACCGTGGATCCTGCTGAGGCGACTGCAGTTGAGGCATGGGAAATTAAAGTAGAAGTTGGTCATCCAGATAATCCTAACGATCCGAATGATGTGGATTCCGTTACAACCGTTGCCTGGCCACTTACATAATGAGAGTTAATAATGACAAAACCAACAATAGATGAAAAATTAAATGAAACATTACTAAACGAAGTAGAAGAAGCAGAAGATATTATTGCCGAATTTGCTAATCCAGAAATTGGTGAAGTTTTAATAAATGGTTCAGGAAAGAAAAGAGAAATTGCTACAAGGGTGGAAGTAAACTCAAACCCAATGACAGGTGATTTATTTGATGATTATGCGTTTGCGAGAGATAATCTTTATAATTTAGTGGAACGTGGGAACGATGCACTAGAAGGTATTATCGAATTGGCAAAAGAGATGGAGCACCCTAGAGCTTATGAAGTTGCTGCAGGTCTCATTAAAACCGTAACTGAATCAACAATGGAATTAATGAAGATACAGAAAGAACTTCAAAATATGAAAGGTGAAAAACCAAAAGGGTCTACCACAACAAACAATAATCTGTATGTCGGATCGACTGCGGAATTACAATCATTTTTAAAGGATAGAGAAATTAAATGAAACAGGCATTAGAACAAGAAATAATGGTAGCCCACAAAAGAGAAACCAGAATGCAGTCAATTGGAATGCTTCTCGGTATCGCAATTGGTGTATTTGTAGCAATGAACGTTATTGATGTGGTAAAAAGTGTTGAAGGTATTATTGAAACTCAAGAATTAATTCTTCATGAGCATGGAGAATTTAATAAAATGGATGCTTATATTTTAGAACAGAATGCTAAAGACAAGGAAGATATTTTAGTAATGTGGAATGAAATTAACAGTATGAAAACCATTCTTCTTGAAATTCAATCAACAATAGACTCTCAACATCAAAGTGCAGAGTAAATTTTAAAACTTAATATATTATGGCAAAAACAATATATCTGGGAAATCCTAATCTCAAACGTCAAAATGTAGAGATTGATTACACACAAGAACAGATTGAGGAATTTATAAAATGTAGAGATAATCCAAGTTATTTCATCAAGAATTACATTCATATTGTAAACCTTGATGAAGGTCTGATAAAGTTTGATTTATATCCCTTCCAAGAGGAACTGGTTAAAACTTTATACACTACTAGATTTACAATCGTTAAATGCCCACGTCAGTCTGGTAAATCGCAAACTTCCCTTGCATTTATGCTACATTATGTGTTATTTAATGACCAAAGACAAGTAGCAATTCTTGCAAACAAAAGTGCAACGTCAAGAGAATTACTCGGTCGTCTGCAAATGGCATATGAAAGACTGCCTTACTTTCTTCAACAAGGTGTCATGGAATGGAACAAAGGTTCTATTGTACTTGAAAATGGTTCTAGAATAATGGCTGGTTCCACTTCATCAAGTTCTATTCGTGGTTACTCTTTCAATCTAATATTCCTTGATGAGTTCGCATTCGTACAACAGGGTATGGCAGAAGACTTCTTCCGTTCAGTATATCCTACAATCTCGTCTGGTAAAGATTCCAAAGTAATTATTGTATCAACCCCGAACGGAATGAACCACTTCTATAAAATGTGGAGTGATGCAGTTGATGGTAGAAATACATATAAACCATTTGAAATTAACTGGTGGGACGTTCCAGGTCGTGATAGTGCTTGGAAAGAAGAGACCATCAACAATACCAGTGAAGAACAATTCAAGCAAGAGTTTGAGTGTGAATTTTTAGGTTCTGCGGGAACATTGATTTCTCCTGCTAAATTACATGCTCTGGTTATCAAAGACCCATTACACACCAAAGACAATTTAAAGGTATATGAAGAAACTATTGAGAACCATGCATACTTTATTGCCGTTGACGTCGCAGAAGGTAGAGGACAAGATTATTCTTCAATGAGTGTTATTGATATTACCAATTTGCCCTTCACACAGGTCGCAACATATAAATCTAACGAAATATCTCCACTTTTATTCCCGAATTATATTATGCAAGTGGCAATGGCATACAATGATGCAACCTGTATTGTTGAATCTAATGGACCAGGCGCAGAAGTTGCGAATATATTACATTACGATTTAGAATATGATAACACAATTAACGAAAGTGGTGTTTATAATAAATTAGGTCGTAAAATGACCAGCAGAATTAAAGGTATTGGTTGTTCAAACCTTAAAGATTTATTAGAACACGACAAATTAGTAGTTAATGATATGGCAACTATAAGTGAATTATCTATGTTTGTCACTAAAGGTAAATCATGGGCTGCTGAAGGTGGTGGACATGATGATATGGTTATGGGTCTTGTTATGTTCTCATGGGTTGCAACTCAACCAGAGTTTAAAGAACTAACAGATATGGAATTAAGACTAAAATTATATGCAAATAAGATACACGAGATTGAAGAAGACTTGACACCGTTCGGTTTTATCGATAGTGGAGACGATTCAGATGATTATGTTGTAGAAGGTGGTGAAGTTTGGCAAGTTAGTCATGAAAGCATGCGGTTCTAAAAACATGAAAATTATAAATAGTTGTATCGAAATATTGGTTTCGAAACTAAAGACTCAAAGGTGGGTTTTGGTATTTAATATAATAATATAGGAGAATGACAATGGGATTTCAATTAAGTCCAGGCGTCCAGACTAAAGAAATTGATCTGAGCACGTCTATCCCTGCGGTTGCCACCAGTTTAGGTGCTACAGTTGGTCGTTTCACTTGGGGTCCAGCGTTTCAAGCAACGCTTGTGGTTTCGGAGAGCGATCTGGTTAGTGTTTTTGGCAAACCCGATAATACATCATATCCAGCATTTTTATCGAGTGCTGCATTCCTTTCATACGCAAATTCACTCCAAGTGGTTCGTGTGGTTGATGCAACGGCTGCAAATGCCAATGCAAGTGGTGCAGGTGTCCTGATAAAAAATGATGAAGATTTTGAAACACAACAAGCTGCTGGAACTCTGACAGAAGGATTTTATGCTCGTTATCCAGGTACATATGGTAACGATATTACTGTTGCAATGTATGACGCAACAGGTTTTGCCGCTAATCCAGGTGCAACTGGTGTATTTGAAACTGGTCCTGTGGCTGCAAATGATGAAGTGGCAATTGCTGTAAGTTTTGCTGGATCTGTCGTTGAAACTTACATAGTTTCTACAACTGAAGGTAAAGTTGATGGTGATGGAAACAACATCTTCATCGAACACATAATTAATAATAAGTCTAAGTTGATTCTTGCTGATAACACAAATGTTACAAATGGTACAGCAACTGTCACTTTTGCTGACGGTGTCGACTCTGGTGTTGGTGAAGACGACTACAAAGCTGGTTGGGACATTCTTGCTCCTGCTGATGATGTGGACGTTAATATACTAATTGCTGGTGGAGTTACTGAAGAGCCTGCTGCGGTTGCATATGCTGTACAAAAGTACATGGTTGAAACTGTTGCTGAGGTTCGTAAAGATTGTATGGCAGTTTGTTCGCCTGCTAAAGAAGACGTGGTTAACGTTGGTGGTGCATCTACTGCTGTAGCAAATGTTATTGCTTCGCGTGTTGCTGTTTCCTTCAATGTAGCATCTTCATACGGAACAATGGATGCAAGTTACAAGTATACATATGACAAGTATAATGACACATATCGTTGGATTGGTTTTTCTGGTGATGTTGGTGGTTTGATGGCATATACTGATTCTGCACGTGATGCATGGTGGTCACCTGCTGGTTTGAACAGAGGTAAGATTAAGGGAGTTGTTAAACTTGCTTATAATCCTACTCTTGCTCATCGTGACCAGTTGTATAAACTACCTAATGGCATAAACCCAATTGTATCGTTCCCTGGACAGGGCACAGTATTATGGGGCGACAGAACATTGCTAACACAACCATCTGCGTTTGATAGGATTAATGTTCGTAGATTGTTTATTATTCTTGAAAAAGCAATTGCAATATCTGCTAAATACTTCTTGTTTGAATTTAACAATGTATATACTCGTAGAAACTTCGTGAATATGGTTAATCCATATCTTGCGGGAATCAAAGCAAAACAGGGTATGTATGACTTTTATGTTCAATGTGATGAAACAAATAATACTCCCGAAGTAATTGACGGAAATCAATTTGTCGCAAGTATGTTTATTAAACCTAGTCGTTCAATTAACTTCATAACTTTGAACTTTGTTGCAACTAAATCGGGCGTTGACTTCTCTGAAGTTATCGGCCAAGTATAAGGGAGAATAAGATATGAATATAAATGACTTTAGCACACAGATCGCCAGTCAAGACTATGCACGTCAGAACCTTTTTGAGGTGACGATTGATGGCATAACAGACTTGAGATTAGTTTGTAAAGCTGCTTCTTTACCCTCTGCGCAAATTGGTTTGATTGAAGTTCCTTACCAGAACCGTAAGATTAAGGTTCCTGGTGACAGAACGTTCATCGACTGGAGTATAACAGTTATAAATGATGAAAGTTATGCTCAAAGGCAAGCACTACTAACATGGCAGTCAGAATTGGCTGGATTTGCAGAGTTTTCTGGTAGTGGCATGACTCCACTTGATCATCATAAGACTCTTTTGGTTAATCCAATTGACCGCTCAGGTACTGAGAACTTTGGTGCTTCCGTTGAATTATACGGATGGCCTTCAGAGATTGGTGCAATTGATTTGTCTTGGGAATCTACTGATGCAATACAAGAATATACTGTAAACTTCAGTATCTCTTGGGATGACGGTGGCGCAATGGGTGTCAGATAGTAATATTTTATCTGTTATAAATATTGTTATCAATATTAAACAGTTAAAAGGGTAATTATGGAATTATTTGGTTACAAAGTCGAGAGGAAGATTGGGTCTTCCGTGGTGGATAAAGGAGCAGGTTCGTTCGTTCCACCTGACTTGAATGATGGTTCTACTGTAATTGACGGAGGAGGAATAAACGCCTTCTCCGTCGATTTCGACTTTTCATTCAAAAATCAAAAAGAATTAATTATCAAATACAGATCGACAGCACAGAATCCTGAAGCGGAACTTGCTATTGATGATGTTGTTAACGAAGCAATTGTACTAGACCCGTACAAGAATGCTGTTGATATACATTTAGACAAATTAGATACTATAAATGTATCAAAGAACATTAAAAAGGTCATTGCTGATGAATTCAATACCATCACAAAGAAACTTGAATTCAACAACTCTGGACCAGACATCTTTAGGAGATGGTATATTGATGGAGCACTTCATTATCATATCATTTTTGATAAAGATAACCTGAAG